TGGACAACATCCAGTATAAGCTTCAAGAGTTAAATAAGAGTTGTGATTCAACAATCTCATTGCAGGAGAACCCTTAACATCTAAACGTAGATAATAAGTCTCACCACACAAGAATGGCTTACAACAATCCCCAGCAGTTTCTCCTGGATTAGAGCTTGAAGGTGGATTTGCAACTGTCCAAGGAGTAGTACCAACGTGAGTAACATATCTTTGAGCATCATTAGCAGATGCATAATACAACTTGCTAACATACTTAGCTTTGATTGTTTTAGATTTGTTAGACTCTAAGTAACCACCAGCAAAAGGACCAATTTTGTCATTCTGCATTAATGATCCAGAAGCTAAAATTAATTCACAGCAGTCTGATAAGTTAGCAGATGGTTGTGGAGTAACTTGAAAATTGTTAGGATTAATAAAGGTAATTTCCCCAGCAGGCAAAGTATTTGCAACTGAAGTACCTAATTGAACCCCTGTCAATGGAGAAATGCCATTTGTAGCTACAAAGACCTTTCTAAAGGCATGATTAAAATAAGACATTGTTTTTTGTTTTAGTTAATAAATATATACACTATAATATACTAAATCTTTTTGAAATAACAAAATTTATTTCAAGAAAGTTAGTTTATATCTTGCTGAGTTAATTGTGTCCTTAACAGTATCTAATGAATTTACCAGTTCTGAGTAAGGCATTTTAGATTGTAAACCATTTACCATTGCAGTCATATCATTTAAATATGATATAGCATCTGCTACTGATTCTAGTTTTCTTGGTGCCACTTCTGCATATGTAAGAAGTTTACTTGATGCTCCTTGATATCCTTCTGCTAAATCATCAGCATGTCCAGGCAATGCATCATATAAATCATTAAGTGCTTTGTGTGCAGCATAAGATCCAGTACCTTGTACTTTTAAATGTAGCTTATGAAAGCTAGTTGCACCATTCATTAATTCAGATACACAAGCTGCTGTCATTGTATCACAATTTGCTCCTGCCGGTGCAGTTGCATAAGATGCATTTGATGCAGCCTCTCTCTTAAGCATTCTAGGTTTTTCCATTACTATTAGTTGTTACGTTCAGCACCTTCTGTACCTCTAGAGAATTGGTTTCCTGACTCAATATCTCCAGCAAGTATACTAGCTGCCTCATCAATTATTAATTCAATTATATCATCCTTAAACTCACACTGTACTTCTGCAGTAGAAGCAAGGTTTGTATAAGGGTCTACACAACCATTGATTTGTATCTTAATTGGCTGTCTATAGTAAATAAGGTCAGCTTCCTCAATATCAAACTCCTCATTAGTGTAAATGTTTGCATTCCCGCCTTTTAATGTAGCAAAGGTTTCACCCCATTCAAAATTTGGTTGCTTTGATTTATCTCTAAGTAGTTCTCTTAAGTTTCCTTCTTCAGCAAGATAAACTACCATAGGTCTTTTTTCACAACAACCCTTTTTACTGAGAACATCAACTCTTTTCCACTGAAGATAATCTTCAGGTAGTGGAGCTGTGTAGTAATATTCTTTGTCAGCTACATTAAGATCAAATGTTTCAAGCAATATCTGCATGTCATCTTTTCTTCTTGTTGAACCCTCATCACCTTCTTTAGTAAGATTTATACCATGAAGTTGTCTACGGGCCCATTCAACTTGAGCCTTATTAAAAGCCTCAACAATCTGCCAGCAAGTTATGTTGTCATAATCTTGACTGTCTAGCTTGTTAAGCCTTTGTTTAATCTTTATGGTAAGAGTACTATTAAGCATAGCTTATTTTCTTTTCTTAGTTTTTACAGCACCACCTCTTTTTTGAATACCCATTGCTTTTAATTGCTCATAAGTATATTCAGCCGGTTCTCCTGCTACAACACCTTTAACAGTATTAGAAGATTTACTTGGTGTTGGGTACATACTATTAATCATTCCCATTTCACGTCTAGGTTCTTCATAAGCAGGTCTTATTCTATCTACTGAAGGTTTTATTACAGATCCTTGAGTAGCAGCAGATCTTGCATTCAGTGCTTGTTGATTTGCAATATCTACATTATTTCTTGAACTTGATGCTGATTTTGACATTTCTTGAGCAAGAGCAGCCGCATTCATTCCTGCAGGTGGAGAGAAAATACTTCTTGAATTTTTATAACCACCAGTAGATCCTGGTTTGTTAATCATCATATTAACTTCACTATCACCCTCACCTTGAAATTTCTTCAAAGATTTTTTATATGCAGCCATTTCTCCACCAGCTTTTTTATAAGCCATTGCTTTATTGTCATTAAAAACTTTAAGTGGATTTGGTTTATTAGTCTTTTTCATAATTATTTCTTTTTACGTATTTTACCAAGTGTGATAGCAAGTCTTGCTCTTTGACCAAGCTTACCACCTTTTTTAGCTGCAGCTTCTAATTTAGATTTAGGAATTTTCTCACCTTCTTTTACTCCAAGAGATTTTCTTAAAGCACCAGGTTTTTTAATAGCTCCTTGTATCCATTTCTTTTCAGCCATGACTATTTCTTTTTACCATTTTTCTTAGCAGCTGTGATAATATCAGCTCTTGTAATCTTATCTTTAGGAGCAGCCATTGCAGCTAACTTAGCATTTTTAGCACTCTTTGTTTTTTTAACTATTGTCTTTTTCATAACTTCAGTTTTATAATTAACCTCCGTATAGTGGTCTTTCACCACATTTACCATTAGCCAATCTTTGTGTTCCTGGAGGACATCCAGTTTTTACTGCTTCAACTGTACTTGGTTTAGCACCACCGGCTTTCATTTGCATTGGTCTAATAGTAGCATTGTAACCAGGCATACCAACTATGTCCTGTGTAATACCACCTTTTTTCATTTTTTGTCCGCCACATTTAGCGCATCCTAATTTTGCCATGATATATAATTTTTAACAATTCCATTTTCTTAAAGACTTGTTGATCCTTGAATCCGGATCTTTTGCAGTCTTTGCACTTGTAAGTTTTTTCTTCATCCCTTCCATTCTACTGCAGAAACTCTTTCTTCTTTTTGCAGCTTTACTATCTGGATCAAGTTTAGAAGGCTTGGTAGTCACAGCTGTCTTAAGTTTACTTCCTGGATTTTCTCTCCTGTAAGAAGCAACTCCTTTTGCATTAAGACCCCCAGATGGATTCTTACCTTCTTTTCTTTGCCATGTTGCTGACTTTGCCATCTTTCTTCTTTTTAGGATAAGGATTTTCTTTATGCCATTTCTTTGTAGCTGCTATACCTTGTTTAATAGTTTTAGCTCCTGCTTTCTTGGTAAGATTAATTGTATCCCACTTTCCTTTATCTTCCGTAGGATGATTAACCATTATATCACCGGGTTTACCTTTACCAATCTTATTGGTCTTTTTGTAAATCCTGTGCTTTTCACCATCTGCAGTAACTCTTGCCATTACTTCTTTTTCTTTTTAGCTTTTACAGTACCACCTTTTTTAAAGCCCATTGCAGATGCAAGATCTTTAACTCCAGACTTAAGTTTCTTATAAGTTGAAGAACTAGTCATGTTTGGATAAGTTTTTTCTAAAAAATCATCAGCCTTTTTTAAATCTTTTCCAATAGGAGTTTTTGGATTAAAAGGTTTTGGTTTCATCTTAGCCATAGGCTTAGGTACAAACTTTATACTTGGTTTTGGATTTGCCATGATTACTTACTAAAGTTTTTTAATACATTCATTTGTTCTTGAGCTAATGCTTTAACATCTTTCATTTTTTGAGCATTCTTTCTAATCTCATCTGCTCTCTTTAATGTGTTCAAGTCAGATTCAATTTCCCATCTTCTCATTTCTGCCTTAGCTGGACCAGAAATAGAAATACCTACTGAAGTTTTCTTAGTAGGTGCTTTTTTAGTAGTTGTTTTCTTAACCGCCATTACTTTTTCTTTTTAGTAGTTGCTTTAATTTTCTTCTCTTGTTTCAGCATTTGCTTTGTTGGTTTCTTTCCAGAACCTGCATTAGCACGGATGTTATCCCAGAGACCTCTCTGGGAATAACTACCGTCTTTTCTCTTTAGCATCTGCTTAGGCATCTTAGCAAGATTTTTTGCCTTTCATAGACATACCATACTTAGCTTTTGGAATAGCTGTTTTAGGAGCTTTAGAAATTCCACCAACTTTTCCACCTGGGGTCTTATCAGCTTTAGTCAATTTTTTTGACTTTGTTTTAGTTACATTAGTTGCCATTTTATTTTTGTTTTAAGAGTTCCAAATCTTCTCAACAGAAGATGAAAGCTCATTCAAAATATCCTCATGTAAAGGATTTTTCAAGTGCTCAATTACATCTGATACATTTCTACCAAGTAGGGAACCTGACTTAGCATGATAAATATATCCATCTGCCTTATTAATAATATACTTAAAAAAACTGGAATCACGTACAATTGATTTAATTTTTAATGTTTCCATGTCTAAATTAGATGCATCTATAAATGATCTAGCAGATCTTTCTTTGTTTCCTTCAGACCCTTCTCCATTGATATGTCTATCCATATTTTCATAGATAATATCTAAAGGAGTAGATTTTCTATATTGTGTACTATTACCATCTACCACCTTAGCAATGTAGAATAGTTTAGTACTATTTTTATCATATAATTTCTGAAGTTCAGCAAGAGCCTTATTACGCATCTTCTTGTATTCAGTTCTAATCATAGATGTTTCTTCCTCTTTATCAAGATAGAATTTAGGAGCAACTGGTCTTGATCTTGCATCATCATAGCTTTTTGCTACAATAGAAAAACCTCCAGCCTCAATTGCCATAAGTTTGATTCTATCAAAAGGATTAGCTATATCTAAGAAAAGTGGTTCATTACCACATTTGATTTCAATCTTATTCCAGAACTCTGCGTTATCTGGTTTAAGTAATTTAACTTGATTCCAAAAGTCTTTATCTTCTGGGTCAATAATATTTGCAGCCAATTCTTTTTCTAAGTCTGCAATAGTTTCTCTAATTTGTTTTACTCTAGATTCTCTTTCTTCTTGTGGAAGAAGTTTAATCTCTGGAGCAAATTCATTAAGACCTGTTAGGTATCTAATAACACCATTGTTTTCAAGACATGCCAATTGCTCATGGTGTCTTACACCATCATAAAGAGTTAAGCCATATTCTTCAAGTCCCATGTTACTTGAGTTGCTATCAACAAAGGGTCTGATAGCTAATTTTGTTTTTCTTTTGGTAGTAGTTTCTACCATTGTAAATTGTGTTTCCATGTTGGTTTTTGTTTTTGTTGATTTTTTAAATTTAAAAAATAGGGAGGAGTTTCCTCCTCCCGTATTTATCTATATAGTAGATTAGAATGATCCACCAGTTACTGGGTTTCTCATAACAATCTTAAGGACTTTAGTTGGATCCTTAACCCAAATAGCTGGGAAAGTTTGAGTCATCATTACTCGGTATCCATTGAATTGTCCAGAAGACTGGAATCCTTGAGTACGGCCCATGTAATCCATAGTACCATTTTGATACCACCATTTCAATTGATTATCCCAAGACAACTTCAATAAGAAGATATTGTCATTAGTATTATCAGTGATGTCAAAGATAATGAATGAATAAGAAGACAATGGGAAACCATCAATGATTGGGTTCTCAATATCATTTGTATGAATGTTGTCAAATGCAGGATTCAATACAAACTTCACGTTAGCCAAGAATGGAATAACATAAGAAGTGTAAGCAAATCCAAAGTTCAAGTCCATACCTTTACCAGTGATTGCACCGATATCAGCAGCCTGAATCAAAAGACCAGAAGCAACTGCTTCTCTTTTGATAGCTTCATTTACCATTCTCATTCCACCCATACCAGTTTGAACTACTAGAGATCTCTTTGGATCTGGACCTTGGAACTCAACCTTACCATTAAAGAAGTTGTAGATTTCTCCACGGAACAAATCCAATGTAAAGTTATTCTTGTTGTATACTCTTTTGAAAGAGTTATCCAACTGTTTCCAAAGACCTACAGAAAGTCTCATGTCATCAGCACCATCTTGACGAACTCTACCTCCATGTCCCCACATTAAGTAAGTCTCAATATCAGTAGCAATTTTAGAAAGGTGAGCTGCTTCCATTTGAGTCAAGAAAGTTCTAGAAAGATCTCCATTGTCAAATGCTTTTTTCACTTTGTCTTTACCCATAACTTTGATCATGTCTTCCAAAGAAGAAACAGAAGGATCATTGTTAGCACCAAAGTTTCTCCAGATCTCAGTTACAGGAACTGTACCATCTGCATTCATACCACCCTTGATCATCAAGTCAGCACGAGAAGATACAGAATAGTGAACATGAGCCTCAGCATTACCTACAAAGTTGTAGAACTCACGGAATGAAGTTCTTGTAGTAATGTCAGAGAATCTTTCACCATACTCACCTCTTGCAGAACCTTTTCTGAAAAGTTTAGTACCGTTAAGTAAATATTTGTGGTCTAGGAATTTGTAGTTGTCATTGTTAACCAACTGTACAGTATAGATAAAACCATCTCCGATAGGAAGGATATCTTCATCAGTAATGTACATCTCAACTCCGTTGTATTTGTCATAAGTGATGATATCACCATGTCCAAACTCACGTCTGTTAACTTTGATTTTAAATGTTGAACCATCTGTACCAAGGATTCTGTTTGGATCCTCAATATCCTCAATAATGTAAGGAAGATCAATAGATACAGGAGTCTGCCATCTATACTCTCCACGGTGGTTATCCACCATGATTACATTCTTCCCACCAAATGAAGACATTTGATAAAGAGGCATTTCTACTTTTTGAGCCATAGCCCAAAGGTCAACTGGACCTAAATCCATAGGTTCAGCATCTTTCAGCATGTTAACCAAGTGGTATGAATCCACATGGGAACTTGCTTGATAGGCGGTATCCCGGAGGAATATACCATTGTTTAAAACTGGAGTTGCCATTTGTTATTTGTTTTTAAATTGTTACTAATTAAAACCGTTTAAACATATTATTGTTAGAACGGGATATTGTTCTTGTTGGTTTAGATGAACCTCTTTGTTGTTCAGTATCATCTACCCCATTAGAAGAAGTATTTTTTCTACTCTCTTCTGTTTTTAATTGTCTTACTGTTTTTTCTACAGCTGCTTTTGATCCTTGGTCTTTTATCTTAGTTCTGTATCCATCTGGATCAGAAAGTAACCAAAGAGCTTCAGCAATAAGATCATGTCTTGGTTCTACAAACTGATACTTCTCTAATAAGTGTCCAAGTAAGTTTGTTTGTTTACCAGAAATTGATGGATAATTTGGTTGAACTAATCCAGAGTAAAGATGACTTTGAACTTTTCTATCTAGTTTAACTCCTCCAAGTTCTCCTACTGAAAGTGTATTATAGACATTATCTTGGTATGCTTTAGCTTGTTCAGCTTGTTGTTGTCTCTTATACTCTTGTTCTGCAAGTTGTCTATTAACTATATCCTCTTGCATTTTATCCAACTTCGGTTTAAACTGTTGTGCCTTTTGAGCCAATCTACCTAGTTCAGCATAATCTTCAACTTCAGCTTCAATTTCTTCAGGTGTACCAAATCTAGTAGCATAAAGATATTGTCTTGCAATCTCAGCTTGATCATGTTGATTTGATGGATCAAGTTCTCTGATTTCTTCTACTTGAGCTAATGTTCTAAATAGTCCTTTAAGATCTTGTCCTCCATCTGCTACATATTTTGCAGCATACTGAAGTTCTTCTGGTAGAGATTGAAAAAACTCTCTTGGAGTATTTTCTCTAATTGCAGCTTCTCTCTCTTGGAAATTAGCTTCAAATAATTCTCTGAAGTCTTTGGTAGTATATTCCTCTAATGCCTTTTCATCATCAAAAGGCATAAGTGTACCTTCTTCAATCATCTTAGTAGCTAGCTCATAAAGACCTGACTTATCTAACTTAGGTCTACCTTTATTACCAGCATCTTCTTCTTGACTAATTAGACTGTCTAACTCAGCAATAGTCTCATCAACTTCTGCTTTCTTTTCTGCAGCCTCTTGTTTCTCTTCTTGAGATTGAGCTACAGGATTGTCAAAGAACGACATGTCTGTTTTTTCTGCTGTGAAAACAGACTTCTTTTCTGGTTCTTTTTGGTCATCTGGTAACATGATACTTTCTGCACCAGGCATTCCAAAAAGAGAATCAATGTCTACATCTACTTGTTCTACCGTTGTAGAATCTTGGACCTGGTTATTCAGGTCATCTATTTCTTTACTCATTGTTGTTGGTTTTTTATGTTATACTTTAATATACAAAATAAACTTGGAAAATTTAAAAGTTCAAAATTCTTTTTTTGCACTATATAGCTAAGTCTATTTTTTCTTTTTGTTTGATGATCCAGAATCATACTTGTTTTTGTTGACTCTAGCAATTTCTAACTGTTTATTTGCTATGTCTTCTTGTACTTGTAGCTTCTGTTGTTCCATATTCATCTTTTGTGAATGCTTCACCATATCATCACTTTGCTTCTGTCTTTGTACATCCATTTGTCCTTGATACTGTTCAGTCTCCCGGATTTCTTTCATGGCATCTTTAAAGTCAGACTCTTGGTTTTGATTAACATCAGCCATAGAACCATAACCAGCTGCTCTAATTTCAGCAACTGTGATATCTTTCTGAATCATCTTATCATCTCTTTGAGAAGCAGCATCAATTTCCATTTGTTTTTGTTTCTCTTGAGATTGTAATTGTTCAGTCTGCATTTGCTGCTGCTGTTGCATTTCTTGCTGTTTCTGCTCTTGATTTCTCTGCTCAGACATTTTAAGAACAGTATTGATCTCAGATATTGAATCTGACTGAACAACTTTACCAAGATCATATATAGAAGCTCCAGTAGTATTATTCTGAATAGCCATTTGTTTTAACTGTTCTAGAACTGCCCTATGGTTTGCATTAGTACTACAGAAAATATTGAGATCCCTCATTAGAAGATCAGTACCATCCACCTGGAATGTAACTTTCTCATCTGCCTCTGTAATGTATGTAAGCCTAGTAGAAGGTTTAGTAGAGTGATAGTACTGAGCAAGATCAGTTCTCATCTGATGTACTCTAGGCATTAGATAATCACAGTGTTGAATAAAGAACACTTCAGTTTGAGCATATGATGCTGCTGTAGCTTGTTCAACTCCAGTAGCTGTCATTTGAGATAACTGCTGCCCCATCCTTTGAGGGTTTACCCCTATAACTTCATAAGCCTGTTGCTTAAAGTGATTTGCCAATTGTATTCTTGACATTAATCTCTCTGTCTGAGATAAATCTAGTTTTTGGAAGTGTTGGAAGTTTAATGCATTCTCTGTATTTGTGATAGATGTATCTAGAGGAAGCATCTGGAAATTCTTCATTGCCACATATGCTTTAGCTAAATTACCTTTCCCCCAGTCTTCTCCTAATGAGTGACGAGGTAAAGTATTCTGATCAAGCATAATGATTGTTCCTAGTTCATCTACGAGGATATCTGCAATTTGGTTATTTACTATGTTATATCCAATCTGGTATGGTTTCATTAAGTCAAGTAAGGCTGTAGATCTAGTATTTCTATCAGAGAACACTGATCCTTCTACTGGAAGTTTACATCCATACAAACTTTGATCACCTTTAAATTGGAATCTTAATGATCCAATCTTTGGTTTATCTACTCCAATATAGATAGGAGTAAATCCACCAGGGTTATTCATACCCCAAAATGAAGGAATGTTTGGTCCAATCTTAACACCACCCCATACTTCATTAATCCAGATCCAATCAACATGTTCACCATAGATAAGATTATCCTTGGTTTTATTTTTAAATAACCTAGTATCGTAAATTGGTTTATCTGTTACTGAATAATCTTCACTTATAATTTCTGTAGTAACTTCACCGGTCTCTGATATTTTAGTTAGATGACCCACTTTCTTCTGAGACTTCCAATAAGCTGTAGTTACCCTAAGTAGATAAGCTGTTCCTTGATCATAATAGTCTTCTCCCTCGGCAAGTATTTGTGTAATGATATCTGAACCATCTAATACATTACCTCCCATAAATGACGTGTACTGTCTGTATGCTAATGAAGGCATGTTAGTATTCCAGTCATGAGATTTAGTTGCATCATAGAATGTCCCATCATTTTGTAAACCTCCAATATTATATGCTGCAGATCTGATAGGATAAATTGCTTCTAAAGCAGCTAACTGATCTTCATCCATCAAGTAACCATACTTGTCAATTACATCAGATGGAGTAAACATGTCTGTTTTACCTACCCAGTTTCCTTGAGATATATATCTTACCTCTGGAGATTTATGATAGAATGTAATTACAGGATTCCATAATTCTACATCATAATCATCTTCCATCATTCTGAAATGCCAAAACTCTCTGTCTGTAATGAGCATGTCTCTGAAACCTCTTTCTTCTAACTCATTCATTTTGAATCTTTCAACATCTACTTTATGTTGGTGAGAAGCCCACTGTTCAATAACAGATCTATAATCTTTTTGGAAAAACTTTTCAATTTCAGGAAGTGACTTAAGTTTTTCTGGTGCTAGTTGTTCTTGAGCTTCAGGTGAATTTGGATCCATCCCTTGTTCTATAAGAGCAGAAATTATTTTTGTTTGAGCATCTGCCATCAAGGTTTCCTCAATCATCATTCTTTTTTGCTCAAGCATTTCATTGTATGAAATGTCATCAACAGCTCTGTAATTTAACTTAGTAGATCTTTTTGCAAATTCAGCTACTAGAACATTAATAACATTTGGAATAATTGGATAGAACTTTAACTCTAATGCTGAAGCATCCTCTTTTGTAAGTGCTTCAACAATGTCTCTCATTTCATTGTTCTCTTCAATAATATAATCTGTTCTATCAATGATGCCTTTTGCAAGTTTGTAGTTCTTCATCAACCTGCGGGCATTTCTTCTGATTTGTTTTAATCCTTGCCATTCTAACCAATCCAAATTCCATGCAGCCCACTGTTCATCTTTTTCTTTCTTAGAAAGAAATTGAAGAGGTTGAGTAACACTACCTAAACGGTTATGTTCAACTTTGGCTCCCTTCTTTAATTGCATTGCGTTATATACCTGCATAGCTCTTATTTAAAATTTTTGAAAGCAGATTTTCTAAACCCGCTCATTGTGTTCTTCTCATTATTTCCCATGTGTCTAAAGGGACTCTTATTTAATTTAAACAAATTTTCTGACTTTTGCAAGTTTTTGGTGCTATCATCAGTAATATGTCTTCTTAAATAACCTCTGTTAGATTCCTGAATTTTCATAAAAGATACAAGAGCTGCAAAAGATACTAGCCTATCCACGTTGACTCCATCTGAATATTCTTGCATTTCCCTAATTAACATTGGATCAGGAATCCTTTCAATACCATATTTGGTTCTTACAATTGTCCCATCAGGTTTTGTTTCAATATCTAATTCTTCTTTAGTGTATTCAATAGCATAACTTAACATGTGTGCCTTAAATAATGTACCGGTGTTTTTCCATCCATACTCTTGATATACATTACCATTAGCACTAAGATCTTTTAAGAATAGTATCTGACTCTTAGGTACTAGATATCTTTGTTTTCTTCTAGATATCATATACTGTATAAAGTAAGAGATGTTATTCTCAACCAGGGCCCAGGCATTATACCATTCAATAATTAACTCTAGCATTTGATGAGTTTTATTAATATCATCATATCTACCGCACCATGCTGCTACAATCTTACCTTGTTCTATATAAGTTTCTGTTTCCCCACTGGTAACTTTTGTTACTTCAACAGGTGCTTTCATTATATAGATAGAACATAATGATTCAGAAGTAGTTGTTTTACCTTCACCTACGGGGTCAATAGAAGCATAGTAAGTGCCAAATGATGGATTATCTATAGGTCTTTCCCAAACAACAAGACATCCTGTTTTATCTTCAGTTTTCTTATTTATAGGGAATTCCATTATAGGTCTCTTATTACTTGTTTTTACAGAAGGTTTTCCATTCTCATCTGTAGAGATATCTAAGTATTCAAAACCATAATCTTTATCTTCAATTCTTCTTTGTTGTGCAGCAAGTAAATGTGTAGGGAAAACAGACACACTTCTGTTTGCAAAAGCTTCATGAATGTTTCTAGGGTGCTGAGAGATTCTTAACTGGTACTCTTCTGGAGCAAGTTCATCTTTCCATTTTTTAAACTGCTCATTTAATGCTACTAATGCTTCTTCTACAAGTGAATTACCATAATCATCTATGTATGGCGGCATTGACCATTGCTCTGGAATAAATAAACCTGAGAGACCTGTAGTACCTTTATCATCTATCAAGTCTGTTTCTACAGCATAAATATCTTTTGCTGTAGGATTCAGGATCATATCTTTTAGAGGTAAGCATTGACCTAAGTCACCCACAGATCCTGCAGCTATAAACATCCCTGTAGTAATTAAACCAGATCTCATTGCTGGTCTCATATACTCATAGGTCTGATCCATCTTAGGAGCAATCCCTGCCTCTTCATGAAAGAAGTATTTAACCGGACCCCCTACACCATTTGTTGGATCCTTCTCAAATGACATACCTTGTATGGTACCTTTAAGACCTACTTCATTTTTTCTGTCTCCTTTTCTTACCTCAATCTTCTGTTGCCACATCATGACCTTATCTGGTGACATTGGTCTATACCATGCAGTATGTTCATTTAGAAAGGCAGCATATTCTTGTAAGAATTTCCAAGAACCTTTCTCATTGATATAATCTTTAAGACTAGCTCCAATTTTAAGAGTAACCCCTGCTTCAAACCATTGCTGATTGATAAACTTACCCATGTGAAAATAAGAAGAAGCAATCTGCCTTTTCTTAAGAATAGCTGAATGCTTGTAACTTAACTCTGCAAGTAACTCATATAAAGCAAGATGATACTGAGCATCTCGGATCTTAGCAAAGTCAAACTTCTGTTGTTCTTTATCAAAGATTGGAAGAAAGTTTAACCACATGTAATACTCTCTACATACAAACCATTCGTGATCTTTATCCTTAACAATTATACCTTTTCTGCATTTAAGCTTTTGGTCATCCCAATAGTTTATGTAGTCTTTGGATTTAAAGGGAGATGCACAATATATTCCATCTTTTTTAAACTTGACTGACTCTGAAATAAATACTTCATTGGTTGTTTCGTTGAAGTTGTACTCTCCAGGTATTTTGAAAATTCTGTTAAGGATGTACTGTTTGAATTCTTCTCTAGATTCAAAACTTGTAATTGTCCATTCTCCATTGTCATAGGTTGGTATGTCTTGATAAATTTCACTCATTACATATCATATGCTAGTCCTTGTCCTCCGCGCACCTTGCTGGATTGTTCTTCTTGTAAATCTTTATAGGCTCCCTTAAATGAAGCTCTAATTGCATCATAGTTTTTGGCTGCAGCAATTAAAGAATTAAAGTTACCATCCCGTCCATGTGTAATAGGAGTATTTTCCATATATCTACCTAATCTATCTAACATGGTTGCAATACCCTTATATGCTCTGGATGTAGGTGTTTCATACATTCTTTCACAAAACTTCAATGCTGCAAAGATAGTGTCATCCTCTGTAGAGAAATCTGCTTCAATCTCTTTTAGTATGATGTATTCTTTATCCTGCTCCGGGACAAAGAAAAAAGGATTCATATCTGGATTAGGACAGCACATATAAAACAAATACAAGTAAACTTTTAAATAGTCTTCTGGATATTCATCCATAACATCTTTTAAAGCTTTTAATGTATAACAGTGTTCTGTAGGTATCACTTTACCATTTTGAACATCAAAGAGTTTTGCAAACATTTTATTTCTTTTTAATAAAGATAGGACTTTCTTTTATATGATTAATTACAGCAATCACCTCATCATATAAATAAGGTACTGGGATTGGTGTAACATCTTTAACAATTGGATCCCCGTTATCATCTTTCTTTGCAATAGGATATCCCCAGTTATCTTTACCATCTGTTTCAAAAGTAATGTGGTGGATATATATTGTACCAGGTAATAATTTAGGATTGTGCTTAAGTATAATATACATATAAATACTCAATTGTAAAGCATAGTGGTAGAAGTTACAATCATCCAAATGAGAAATTGGATGGAGCATCTTCTCTGAAATTCCCTCCCAGTTCTTAAATGACTCCATCTTAATTTCTTTATTGGTTTTGTAGTCAATAATATTGACTCTACCATTTACTATTTCAACCAAGTCTGATTGGCCACAAATACCAGCAGACTTTAAATAAACCATATGTTCTGGATAAACACCTGGTTCAAGTTTTTGATTTGGTGCATATTTAATACCATCTCTTAATGGAAGAGGTTTAAATATTGGCACTGTAATTCCTTCTCTTTCAATTGAAGCTAAAGAACATAAATCATCTTCTCTTTGATTATGATACCATGTTCCTAAATCTGTAGCTCTCTTGGCTTCATTTGACCAGATCTCCTGAATGATAGCTGGTTCAATCCCATGCCATTTAGATCCTTGCTTTTTAGAAACAAGTTGTGCTGTCTTCTTAGCATCAAAAGGTTTCTTTAAAGAGGACACTACTGTTGTTACACTATACCAAGCAATATTATGTTCAGTATCTACACTCTTGTAACTATGATCTTCTGCGTTAAAAAATATACTCATCTTTTATAAATTATCTAATTCATCTTCTTTTTTCTCTGAAACTATTGATCCCCATTTCTTTGCCGGACATGCTGTAGAAAGAGCTCTTGTTTTAAATGATAATGAACATCCACATATAGAACAACATGGCTGACTTCCAGGCATTACACATTCTTTGCCTTCTATGTCTTTATCTGGACACTCATTACATATCTCCATTCTTAATTGAGATACATGTTCTACAAATTCATTTTTGATAACTGTATTAGTTATTCCTTCAACTATCTGCTTCCGGTTCTTCCAAATCTCTTTTAAGTTGGTTTTCATTTTTTTGTTTTTTAAATTCTTGTTTTTTACTTTCAAATTCATCCAGCTTTTTATTTAAGTTCTCAAGACACTCTACTTTATCTTCAAGCATTTTCTTGTTATAGTATGCTCTAAAAGTAGAAGTGTCATGAGAATCTAATGCTTTAGTATACCTCTGAATTGACTTTTTAACTAAACCTGGCCGAGCAACAAATTGGCCTAACCCTTCAACATTGATTCTAGGATAAGTGAGATTTGTTAGATTATCTCTTACATTCTTATAGTATGATTGTATTAAATCTTCTACAAGTTCAACTGGAACATTAATTTCTTCTGCCAGTTCCTTATAGAGTTGATTTGATTTTTTTGGAATCATCTACCAAGAAATTTATAATCTAACAAAATATCCCCCTCAGTCTGAATCTTTAAATTGGGACTGATCATCACAATTTTTTTGTTTTTAGAATCCTTTACAACCAATGCATTTTTCTCACATTTATTGATGCAGTTTCTAACTGTTTGTTCTGATTTAAAAATTGTATATTCATCAGAAGCTTCAAAACAAAAACTAGATAATTCAATTGGTCCAATTATACTAAGCAAAGTCAAGCACTCCAGATCAGAATCACTCAATGTTATTCTATTGATATAACAATGAGTAAGTATCTGAAACTTAACAACATCTCTTTTAGACATCATTACTTTTTTCTGTACTTGATTTACTATAGCCATAATTATTGTTTTTTAAGTTTTCTGGCAACCGGTTCTGAGTCATTCATTTCAGATGGTGTTGGAAAAGGATACTCTTCATTTGGCTCTTCTTGCTCTGGTCCTTCTTCCATCTGATTCATCATCATTGCATACTGCATCTGAATATTTGCTCTCTTAAATCTTACTTCATCAATCTTCATTAAGATTTCTTCATGCTCGTACTGAGCTTTTAAATAAGGTGTTGATTCCTTATAAAATTTAAGCATCTCTTTTCTTTTTGCCTCTAGTTCTTCCGGAGTAAACACTCTTTCTTGATTTGCATTTTCCATTTCTTATATATTTAAAGTTTACACAAATATACAAGAAAAGTTTAAACAAGATATATTTAAACAAAAAATCCAGGCATACAATATACCTGGACTTCTATATGTTCTATAGGTCTATCTATTTTTGATAGTAAAATTTAGAATTGTGAAAGAATAAAAGTTTCTTGATGGATCTACCTCTATAGATAATAGGTCTATTAAAGATATTCTGGATCTGATTGTTATTGTCTTCCAGTTTGGTTTGTGGCTTTTCCAGCTATTTCTAAATTTCATACAATATCATTTGATTCAATTAATGTATATGTAAAGTTGTTTCCATGTACAGCTTTTGCTCTACGGCAGATTGCCATAAACTCTTCAAAGTCTGCAGATTTTTTAAATACCTGACATCCTTCAGACCAGTTCTCTACAAAGGTTGAGTCTGCTCCAGCTTTGTGAATGTTAATTCCAAACAATCCTTCTTGTATTGACTTCTCATCATATACCATATCTTTGTTTGGATCACGGAAAACTTTAACTGGTTTGTTTTGTCCTAGTGCCTCATACTTACCTGCATGAAGTCTCATGATGTGAGAATTGATATACTGACCCTCAACTAATCTAGCTACACCGGCTTTGTTACCAAACTGCATAACTCCTTTAGTTCCAGGATCTGTGGTTGCTGGCCAACTATGAAAATGTTCTACACCATTAACTGTATAAGTTAAAGTTAAATGATCATCAAATAAGTTAGTTACTTTTTGACCTGTAGAAGAGTTACGTACTCCTACAATATTTAACATTAAATCTTTACCTTCAAACCACTTATGTCCTTTTGATGCAACAGCAGTTTTTACTTGAGCTGCAGTATATTTAGTAGCAACTGCTGGTTTAGAAACTACAGGATTACTGTCTACAGTAATACCCATCTTAGCTAATGTAGCAGGTCCAACAACTCCATCTGCAGTAAGTCCATGTTTCTTTTGAAACTCAATAACAGCAGCTTCTGTTTTTGGTCCAAAGTTTCCTATTTGTTCTACACCTAATACTGCTTGAATTTTCTTAACAGTATCATTGTTGTCTCCTTTTTTAAGTACCATAACTATTCTATTTATTTTTTAAAGTATAAGTCTGCTTCTGCCTCTCTTCTTCTCACAAGACCTTTTAATGTTTTACCTCCAGCTTTAACCCACTTTAGGAATTCTAATTTGATTGACTCATCATTTGGATTAGCATTTACTTTTTTAAGTAGAGTAGAAGCTTTTAAGTTTGCTGGTCCCAAGTTGTAAGCAAATGATACTAATGCATCAAATTGATTCTGTGTAATAGTATCTACACAGTAGCTATCTACATATTTCTCAAAGCTTACAAGCATGTTTGCTAATAGTTCAACAGCTTGTTCTTCTGTTATAGCTGCATCTGTCATTGTTACCTTTTTACCACCCGGATAAAAAGTAGCTCCGTATCCAATTGTAGGAACACCTGCAGAACATTTGTAAGGAGCCGCTCTGAATCCTTCAAATGTTTTAATCATCTCAATTCCTGCTTTCCCTGTTTTTGTAATTTTCATATTAACCTACTTCTTCTTCGTTAGTACTTTCTTCTTCTTTTGTCTTCTTGTTTAAAGACATGATTCTACCTGCTGTAGTAATTCCAAATGCTCCAAGAGTAATGATCATAAAGCCATCAAAGATAAATTCTTTTATGACAAGTTCTTTACCCCAAATACCTGTAACTACATCAACTATTAAAATAAATACCATAGCAAAAAATGCTACTACTCCTACAAATGATTGCTCATTTATTTGGTTGTTATCTGAGACAAGCTCTTTAAAAATCTTTTTCATATTTTTATTTTTTTTCTTTACTGCCTTCTTGAGTAGCATACTTGATACCCATGATTGTACCAACTATAGAGAAAGCATTTGTTAATAATACACTGAACATGTTACTCCATGTTGATCCAATGATCTGAGTATCTTGATTTGTTACAATAGCCATCCAGTACAACACAGTTGTCACAGCTCCTACTCCTACTATAACAGACAACGCAACTTTGACAATTATTTTTATCAACTCACTTTGACTTTTCTTCATCATGACATCTAAGTCATTTAAAGCTGCATCTTTTTCTATCTCAATTGCATTTTTAAGTTTTTGAGAATTAGCAAGTTCAATTTGCAAGTTCTTTGTAAGGTCTTCTATTTTTGCCTTATTAGTAACAGCTTCAGTAATATCAGTTGCAATTTTAACTACATCTGTGATATTTCCTTTACTGTCCGTTACAGGATTATAAGATGCTTGTAAATAAATAGCAGAGCCGTCTACTTTTCTTCTTTCAAATATTCCATCAAAGTACTTACCTTTTCTTAAACTTTCCCAGAACTTAGTATACTCATCAGACTTTGAATACTCATAACTAACAAAAACACTATGATGCTTACCAATGACTTTACTTTGTTCATTGGCTTTATAACCCATAGTTTCTAAGAATATAGAATTAACTTCTGTTATAAAACCATCAATATTAAAACCAATAAGAGCTGTGCTTCTGTTAATAGCATCTATTTGTTTCTTACTATTGACAATTGCACTAATGTCAGTAGCAATCTTCATTACTTTGGTGATCTTACCCTCCTCATTTAAAATAGGATTATAAGTTGCTTGAAGATTAATAAGACTTCCATCTTTTCTTCTTCTTTCAAACTCACCGGTATAGTACTTACCACTTCTTAAGATGTCCCAAAACTTCTCATATTCAAGTGATCTTGAGTAATCATCACATACAAAGATGCTATGATGTTTACCAATGATATCATCATGGTTGCCTTTACCATAACCCATTGCCTCCAAAAAAATATCATTAACCCCTAGTATAATACCACTAAGGTCAAAGTAGATAATAGCATTACTTCTATTAATGGCTTCTAGTCTACTTAGTAACTCTTCTTTTGGGAGATTTTTCACTACAAGTTATTATTTCTTGAATTTTTTAATCCAAACTTTAGATAGTATTTTACCTGCTATTTTTAATAAAGGATTTTGAGCATCAACTGTTACAGTAGTACCTTCTTCAGTTTTAACTACATTAACATCTAGCTTCTCACTATCTAATTTAAATTCTTTTTTTTCTTCAGTTGCATGAACTTCTACATCAACTTTAGGAGTGTCAACTACTACATCAACATTCTTACCTTCTTTTTTTACTTTAGCAGTGACTTTTTTGGTTTTTACTTCAACCTCAATGTCTTTGATTTTTGCTTCTTTCTTTGCCATTTTTATTTTATTTAGGGATTTACAATTTTTTCTTCTTTATTATCTTCAACAGTTAACTGGGAAGTTGCTGCTATAGTAGCACTAACTGTTGCTAAGTAAGTTGCAGTTGTAATAACTGCAGCTGGTAATGCTACCGGTGCTGCAATAACAATTCCTGCTACTGTTCCTGTAATGATAGCCCATCTTTGGACTCTCTTCCAGAATTTAGGTGTTTTAGCTTTCCACCTTTCTCTAAGAGTTTTCTTCTTCATTTTTTGGTTTTATTGGTTCGTCCTTTACATATTTAGATAGTTGCTTTAATAAGGCAATATGTTCTGTCCAACCCAATCTTTTAAAATTTTCTAAGTTTGACCAGAACAAATTTATAATTATATAATTATAAAACCCGTAATGTAACCACTCATAAACATTAAATTTCATTCCAAAGATAGGTTTTATTTCTATATTAATTGACATTGCATGTGATATTCCAATCATCAACATGTAAACAAACAGTTTAAACCAACCTTTACCAAACAATTCTGAATCAAACTTTCTACCTTCTTTTCTAGAAGCTTTAAGACCTGTATAGAACTCAAGAGCAAACAAGAGTATAATACCAATACCTACTGGTAATACAATACCAAATACGGCATTAAAATAATAAGCTACTCCAGCAAAAAAAGCACTAAACCCAGCACAAGTTCCAGCCATCTGTGGATGGAATGCACTGTCTACAAAATGATTCATGTCTCTATACCCTGCTGATGTTACTAATTTTGTAAATATTGTTTTCATATCTTAATTGCTATATTCTATATACCACTTATTTATATCTGTTTTTGTAAGTGTAGCTACTTTATAAATGCTAGGAGAAGGACTAGGAGATGCAGGATATAAGGTTACTCCAGGATCAGCCGCTACTATCACAGTTGCAACTCCTTCTTGAACTATTTTTATTACTGCACCAACCATTATAGGTTGTACAGTATTTAAAGGTATTGACATTGTTTCAGAGACAGCTCCTGAATTTATTATAATAAATTTACCAGCGTCATCAGGTATTAAACTTCTTCCTGCAAAATTTATTTCAGGTATTACATAAGCATTTACAGAGTTAGCTGCTACATTTATTCTATTATTAATAGCATCATTTATAACAGACCACTCTACTCCAGCACCTGAAATAAAATTTATTTTTGATGTGCTACCTATGTTTGTTGCATTTTCAGAAAGATCAATTGTAGCTATATTTGCTTGAGGGCCAAACCCTGACTGAAACTTAATATCATCTAGAGCATATCTATCAAAACCTGTAGCAAATGTATTAGCTGTATTACCACTCATTAAAAATCTAACAGATGTAATTGTACTTATTGCAAGATTTCCAAATGCATTTGTAGGTATAGATACTAATTGCCAAGTATTTATGCTAGTCATGTTTAATCCCCAGTTTGTAGCAGAAATAGCTCCAATAATTGTGGCATTATTATAAAGAACTACAATAACATTTCTTAATGGTAAAGCAACAGGTAGATTAACTCTAAAGGTTAGAAAAGCAAATGTTGATCTAGATATATTACCAGTTGGTTTAGCATAACCTACATATTTTAAACTGTAATTATTTGAATATGTAGGAGCAGTAATTAATGTACACTCAGCTCCCTCAAAAGGTACTGGAAATGTACTTGTAAAATTTACTGATAAAGAAGGTGCTGCACCAGCAACAGATGATGTAAGCCAGTCAGGTGTAGAACCTTGTCTATAAACAAACTGATTTGTTACTGTAGGAGTAGTTGAACCAGCTCCTACTAATACATACTGGATAAGTACATAGTTTTCATCTACTGCAGGAGTAAGAGGATTTGAAGCAGGAATTCCAGAAATTACTGAAACTACACCATTTTCATTTACAACTATAGCATCAAATCTTGGTAATGTTGGATTACTTGCCGGCAATGTTACATTCTGAGCATTTGCTGAAAACTGTATTCCTGCTATCTGGTATACTAAAGCTGATACATTAAATACCATACCTGTACCAGACCAAGAAGCTCCTCCAGATATTAATAAGTTAGCATTGCCTGGGTTATTAATATTTGCAAGATCTAACTGTGTTGCATAAGGATTGGATCCAGATGGAGTATTTGCACCCACAGCTGCATCATATGCATCACCTGGTAAATTTCTATTTATTATACTACTCATATCCTTTTATTTATCTACTTATTTCTTCCCAATCTACTGAAGCATATGCTCCTAAAGTTCCTCCTGTAGCATCAATAGCCATTTCAATAACTATTTCATAAGCTACTCCTGTAAATGTATCTCTTTCTAGTTGAGTAGCAAACAAAGCTTCTTTTAATATATTGATACTTGGAGAACCTTGGTTAGATGAGTTTACATATCCTTGTGCTAATATTCTACCTCCAGCAGCAGATGCACCTGTTAAATTATACTCTACTGAAGAATCAGCTCCAGTAGTTGCCCAAGCTCCACCAGTTATAGTTGCTGCTTGAACTACTCTCCAAGCATAATTTTTACCATTGCCTAATCCTAACAATGAAACAGCTGTAAGAATAGCAATAGCATCTAATCTAGTAGATTTTAATCTTATACCTACAATAGGATAGAATGTTCCTGCTACAGGAAATGTTCTTGGAGTTAAGATAGGTGTTCCAATAGCTTGTTGCGCGCCTCTTAACTCATATCCTCCTTCGGATATTACAGTAGAACAAACTTGTTTTAATGTGCTTGCTGTTGCTGTAACTCCTGTATTTGTAATTTCATATCTTAATGGTAGAGATGCAGTAGTAATATAAGTAGATGTAATTAAGTTGGCATGATTGAATCTATGACAAACTATGAAATCACCATCTATTACAAATCCTAATCTTACAGTCCCTTCTCCTAACCACTCAATATCCATAAAGAATATCTGAGCTTTAGTAATATCTAAAGTTACTCCTGATGGTCCATTACCATCCATTGTATCTGCATTCCAAGAAGCTTGATTTACAACAGACTCTGTAACTATTCCTGTAACTAAACTTCTTTCTACAAAGCTTAATGTGCTATTGTTAAGTTGAATATATAAACCATTATCAGTACCAAAATAACCTACTCTTTGTCTTAGATTAGTTTGAGCAGGAGCCATTACAAATGTATTGAATACTAGCAATGACTTTCCAGGTTGATAAGAAAATACTTTTGCAGTCTCTCTTACTACTTGAGATCCAGCTGTACCAGTTATATTTAAGTTTACTAATCCCTCATTTGGACTAAATACAGCAGTTCCTCCATTTGTAGGAAATGTATTCCATAATCCATTATCTCTATATCTATGAGATGAATCAAATAATGTTAATGGATTAGATACTCTTAGTCTTCCAAATGCATCAGCAAGCATTGGGTCATTAACCAATATAGATTGACTAGATAAACCTGATGAAGATATAATAGTACCCATTATCTTAAGATATAGTTGTTACTACAAAAGTGGTTCCAGTTGCATCAAATGATAAACCTCCTAATGTATTGTTTAAGGCACCTGCATCAAAGTTAATTGTAACTCCTGCTGGTAATACTTCACCATCAACTAGACCTGAAGCAGATCCAACATTAGCAATTGAGAAGCTATACAATCCAGAAACTACAGCACCTGTTACATTCACATAAGTTCTAATACCAGGAGTTCTTGTTGCTGCTGTAAGTTTAGTGTTTACTGCAGCTAGAGTAACTTCAGTAGCTGCACCTGTAGGAAGAGGAAGTGATGTAGCATCTATAGTAATAGAACCTCCGTTATCTTGAATTGCTAAAACACCAGAAGCATCTGTTTTAATACCTGTATATGTTGAAGGATCTGCTGGGTTTGTATAACCATATATTCCAACTTGATCATTAGCAGCATCAAGATTAACTTCTAATGTAACACCACCTATAATATTAACATCAACTCCTGTATCCGCACCAATAGTTGTACTAGTAATTGCAGTTCCAGCTCCGTCATGTAAGTTAACATCTAAACCGCCTGCAGGACTACATATAGTTACTGAGTCTTCAGCACATGTCAATGGTAGCTTTACTTCATCATATATTGCTTGAAGACCTTGCAACATTTTAAGTTGCCATGGAAAGTTATTTCCTTGTAGGCCACTGTTCTTTAAATTTCCTATACTATTTGACATAGTTCTATGTTTTTATTGTTTCTATATCTTTAGGAGGAAAGAGCACCACAAGAGCTTGTACAACAAATGCTGCATCTTGTAGTGAGTAAACTCCTTTTTTAAACCCTTGATCTAAAGCTTGATTTAGAACTTCAATTGCTTGTTCTTCTGTCATATTGCTTGTAGCTCAGTTATTTGTACATCAGTAAGACCGGCTACAAACCAAGTTTTACCTATCATAATTCTGATGTGCTCTACATTACGGTCTAATGTTGCTGTCTCTTCTTCAGTAAGACTCTCTTTAGCATTTAACTCATTAATTAAGTTAAAACTATCATAAGCAGCAGATACTGATTGTGCTACTTCTTCTGGGGTGTATGTGATTGTATTTTCCATGATTCAATATATTAATAATTATGCTAATAAAATTTTTCTTGCTACTCCGTTAATTACTACATTCCAAACATTAGAAGAAGTGTTTACTTCTGCTGTAACAGCGCCTGCATTAGTACTTGATGATCCTACTACAAATTGATTAGCTGCAGTTGCTGTAGCTCCAAATCCTAAAATTGTACTACCATTAAAATTTCCAGATGATGTGCTTACACCTACAGCAGTATTACTAGATCCTGTACTATTTGCAAGTAAAGCACTATTTCCAATTGCTACATTATTAAATCCGGTTGTATTTGTAAATAATACGTCAGTTCCAACAGCAGTGTTGCTACTACCAGTACTAGTACTTGCCATAGCTCCTCTTCCTATAGCTGTATTACCACCTGCATTAGTATTATTTTGTAAAGCTCTCCAACCAATAGCTGTATTTGCATTACCTATTGAATTTAGTCTTAAAGCCTCACTTCCAACTGCTACATTTTCAGTTGCTGTAGTATTATTATATGATGCTTGATAACCAATAGCAGTATTACTAAAACCTGTTGTATTGTTAGCTAAACCTTGAACTCCAACAGCTGTATTATTGCTTGCAGTACTATTGTTTTGTAATGCAGATTGACCAACTGCTGTATTATTTATACCAGAACTATTACTGGATAAAGCAGATACACCAAGTGCAACATTTTGAAAACCTGTTGTATTATTGGTCAAAGCAGATATACCGATTGCAATATTATTAACACCTGTAGTATTAGTTACCAAAGCATTGATACCTATTCCAATATTTTGAGTTCCAGAACTGTTATTTCTTAAACTATCTCTTCCGATTGCAATATTGTTATCTGCTGTAATACTACTAGTTAATGCATTTGTACCAATTGCAATATTTTGTAGTCCGGTTGTATTAGCTCTAAGTGCTTGTGTACCAATTGCTATATTACTAAATCCAAATGTATTAGATCTTAATGCTTCATAACTAATAGCTACATTTTCAGTACCTATTGTGTTGTTTCTAAGAGCATCCACACCTAGTGCTGTGTTATTAATACCTGTAGTAGTATTACCTAATGCAAATGAACCTATAGCTGTATTTCTAGCACCGGTTGTATTATTAACTAGTGAACTATAACCAACAGCTGTATTATCAGCAGCATTACTATTAAGCAATGCTGCATCTCCTAATGCTGTATTAAAAGAACCTGTACTATTACTAAATAATGCTCCTCTACCAATACCCGTATTATAGTTACCATTAAGGTTACTATACATAGCATTACAACCTATTCCTGTATTTTGAATACCTCCAGTATTAAATTGTAATACATTAAAACCTATTGCTACATTTTGTTGACCTGATGTATTAGATCTTAATGCAGATTCCCCATATGATGTATTAGTTTGCTGATTACTTTGACCATTATTCCAAATAGTTTTATCAGTAGCATTATATTCTAACCAAGAAGGTAATTGATTTACAATACTTGACCAGTTGTATGATACTCCATCTAATGTTAAAGTATCAATATCAATCTGAAGATTATTTGCTGCATTTAGATTATCAACAATTCTGATAGTAGGATATCCATTATCATTTAAGAATAATTGTCTTTTATTTACAAAATTTGTTGAGCTAATAGATGCAGTACCTATACCACCAAAGTTAGTAATACTATTTCCTGCATTAACTACAGTTTGTAATGTTGGTGTTGCACCACCACCTCCAAGTTGTGCTTCTAGATCTTTAAAAAAGATAGCTGCCGGTTGGAAGTCAGACTGAGTTACTGGGTTTCTTACACCAATAGCAATCATATCATTAGGAGCAAGAGTTTTCTTTACTCTTCTTCCGGTGATAAGACTAAAAAAGTTTGATATGTTATTTAACATGGTTCTTAGTTTTAAGAAATAATACCCCGATTACTCAGGGTATTTAATTTAGTTATTGTCTTGGTCCAACTTCAACAGCATCTGCAGGTCTTTTCTTAAAAATCTTTGGTACAATTTGTACTGAAAAATCTTTAGCTGGAGTTTTAGGATCATCTACTACAACATATGTTCCTGCTGGAACACCATTTTTAGCAGCATCTAGTACATTTTCCCAAATACCAAATTCAAGTAAATTTTGCAAAAGTCTTGTTAGCTCAGTTGCTTTAGCTTCTGGATTTGCAGTATATAATCCTGTTAAAAATACAGTTGGTGTGATTGTTTTTACTGTTACACCTACAGGTCTTCTTTCTGCAACATCTGGTCTTTGTGCTGCTACTTCTTCTTTAATTGGCATAATTTCTATAATTTAATTATTTAACAATTTTTACTGTTCCGTCTGGAGTACTATACAGTTCTCCTGGTTTTAATCCTGCTAGACATGCCGCAGCATTGTCTGGATATTCTCTTCTAATATTTGCTAAGAGTGCATTAAGATGCCCAAACTTAGCAGGTGCCATATCATTCTCAGTCTTTAGATATGGATCTGGTGATATTGCTATAAACTTTACCATTATAGTGTGAGTGCTATTCCAAATGATGACACAAGATCAAACTCATCAAGAGGATTATTATTCAAGTATGTTTTATCAATAGTTAATACAATAGATTGTAAGTCATCATGATAAACAAACTGTCCTAAATAAGGAAGAGCTTTATTTAATTCACTTGCTAGTTGTGCTTGTGTTGTATATGGAGAAATAGTCATGTCTACTACAACAAAGTTTTTAGGACTACCTGTACCTGTAACTTTACTTGTTATATTTAAACTCAAAGTAACTTTTACTTTTTGTGCACCTGGTACAGCAACTACATTGACAGATACAGACTCTTCTGATAGATTAGCATCCCAAAGAGATAACTTTAATTCAGCTGCAGACTTATTTCCGAACTGATATCTTTGCCAGCCAAACTTTGGTTTCTTTAGAACTGGGCTTTTATATTCTACTAAGCTCATGATATTTGATTTTATAAATATATACTTACTATAATATACAAAAAATTATTGAATAAAAAAAATCCCTAGAAAAAATTCTAGGGAGTTTCCGGGAGAACAGCAGAATTAACTGACGAGAATACCTAATAAGAATCCAATTACTATCATAGCTACAATCATGATGTGTGCCATTTGTCTACCATCTTGATCATCTTGCCATACATTGGACATCTTATTATAAATAGGTTTGCTAAAGGCATTCTGTAACAAAAACAGAATCCCTATTGCTAGTAAACCACATATAAATAAAACACCTTTAAGCATCATAAATTATCAATTCTTCTTTGTAAATATACTAAAGCTTTTTGTAAATCCTCTTTTTTTGTAGATTTATTTTTCTTCCCAGCTCTAGCTAAATACTTAATCACGTTACCTAAGTAGAAATCATCATCCAATTCCCAGGCTTCTAAAACATTAAATACTTCATAGGGATTGTCTACACCTCCATAGTACAGAGGTCTTGGTCCTTGATCTAAGTTTACAACTCTTTTCTGCCAGTCTATTTCTGTTGCTGTAGGACAAGATGGTTTATTAATATATGTGTCCTTTCCATAAACATTATCAGCCATACCTTTATACGGAGAATATACATCACCTGGACTAGGAGTATATTTATTATTATCTCTAGTTGCCATGATTACCAAACTATAGCAACGTCACCTTCATTCAAGATCAATCTCACTGTTCCATCAAGATCAATCTTCTCAGAATGTTCTAATGATGCATAGGGAATATAAACAATGTCTCCTTCTTTTATATCCTCACATTTGTCACCAACTGCGTACACTGTTAATTTTAACCAAGCTTTCATTGCTTCATACATAAGAGCATCTTGATCTTTCTCACTTAACTTGATTGCTGATTCTTTTCTCTCAGGAACATTAATAATAATTCTTCTTCCTCTTAATAAACTAAACGGTTTCATATTTGTTGATTTTAATTTGTTACTTCTTCATATGTAAGCAAAAAGATATCTGGCTTACATGCATAAAACTCTCCTTTAACACCTTTGATTACATAGTCTCCTATTGAACCTTTCATGGTTCCTTCAAGAGTATTGATAACTAGAACATTCACATTATCTTTTTGATAGCTAAAACAATCAGAACAAAAAGCTACAATCTCTTTAGTGTTTTCTCCTGTCCATTGTAAAGCTTCTATCTCTACAGGTTTCTTTCTAAACTTACGCGTCATACTTCTGATCTGTGTTAATTTTTGATTTGTCAAGTTCAGGAGTGTCTTCAGTATTCAGCAAGTTAAACTTGATCTG